ACGCTCTCGGCGCTGTTTCAACCGGCGCCCAGGCCAACGGAATCCGGGAAAATGCCGTTGACATCCTGGACAGCCTGGACGATGAACGCATCGACGACACCCTTTACATCGAGAGCATAAAGCGCAGCCAACAGCGCACCCAGATCATCATCGAGCACATCGACGAAATGGTCAGGTATTGGAGGATCGACTGCGAACAGAGCGGCAAGGAGGAGGCCATCAGGCGCTACCGCATCATTTGGGACACCTACCTCGGCGACGATCCGGCCACGGCGGAGGAGCTGGCGGAGCGGGAGAACATCGAGCGGCGGACGGTTTACAAGGACATCAAGGCGGCCATGCGGCCGCTGTCCGCCCTTATTTTCGGCATTGACGGCATCCGGCAGGAATAGGGGGATTATACCCCCACCCGCCCAAACGCAGCGCCACGGGCCGCACAGAGGCCCACAGGGCACTTTTTGGGCATTTACCAGGCAATACAGACATGTTAAAATTGGGAGGATGGAAAATGTCTAAGGCAGATTATAACCCCATCGAATACGAAACCAGGGCGACACCGCGGGCAATCACCGCGGACGGCGTCCCGGTTTTTTGCGCTTTTGACGCCATTGTGCCGTTGGAGGAGCTGCGGCCAAACCCCGGCAACCCCAACCACCACGGGACGGATCAGATCAAGCGCCTGGGCGCCATCATGCGGGCCACCGGCTGGCGCAACAGCATCACGGTCAGCAAATTGTCCGGGATGATGGTCAAGGGCCACGGCCGCCTCCTGTCGGCACAGTATGAGGGCTTCACAGAGGCCCCGGTCGAATACCAGGACTACGAAAGCGAGGCGGAGGAATGGGCCGACCTCATCGCCGACAACCGCTTGGCCGAATTGAGCACCCTCAACACCGGGGATTTGATCGACATGATCAACGGCATCGACGCGGGCGTCGTACCCGTGGAAATGACCGGCTACACCCCGGAGGACATCGAGGCCATCATCGCGGCCATGGGCGGAGAGGGCGACGCGGAGGACGACGGCGCCGACGACGTCCCGGAGATCAGCAAGGGCTACATCCCCATGACGCAGCCCGGCGACATTTGGCACGCCGGCCAGCATCGGATCATGTGCGGCAGCGCCACCGACGGCGAGGCCGTCGCCCGGCTTATGGCCGGAGAAAAAGCCCAGCTTGTCCACACCGATCCGCCCTACGGCGTCAGTTATGAGACGCAAAGCGGCAAATTTGCCATGATCAAGAACGACGACCTGGACGCGGACGCATTGATGCAGCTGCTGATCCCGGCATTCAAGAACATGGTCGAGCATACCGACGACGACGCGGCCTTTTATATCTGGCACGCATTCACGGCCTTCCGGGATTTCGACGACGCCATGATCGCCGCCGGCATTATGAAAAAGCAATACATCATCTGGTGGAAGCCGGCGCCGGTTTTGGGCCATGCAGACTACCAATGGGCACATGAGCCCTGCTTCTACGCACAGAAAGCCGGCCAGCAATGCCATTTTTACGGAGACCGGGCCCAGCGGACGACGTGGAAAGTCGTGCTGCGGGGCAAGGACGGCACCGCCACCACCCTATCCGGCGGCGTGGTATTGACCGACGGCCAGGGCGGCAAGGTGTACCTGTCCAGCGTCCCGCCCAAGGGCAAGAAAATCCGATACATCCGGCTGTCAGAGGGCCGCAGCGTCCTCCTGTACCCGGAGAACAAGGACACCACCGTCTGGGAGGTCGCACGGGAGACCAAAACCGAGCACCCGACCCAGAAGCCGGTCGAGATACCCCTCACAGCCATCACCAACAGCACCCAGACCGGCGACCTGGTCATGGATTTGTTTGGAGGCAGCGGCAGCACCCTCGCAGCGGCAGAAATGTCGGGCCGCAGGTGCTGCACCATGGAGCTCGACCCCAAGTATTGCGACGTCATCGTCAACCGATACGTCAAAATGACCGGCAACATCGGCGTCACGTTGGAGCGCGACGGCCAGATGATCCCATACGGCCCCATCAAGGCCAAGAACGACGCCGACAACGGCGTCGAAGAATGAGCGCCGCACAGAGGGGCAGCCCGCCGGGGCCGGCCCCTTTCTGCATAATTCGGACAGAGAGGAGGGAAAGCAATGGCAAAGGATCAGCAAGAGCGGGAGCTCTGGGAGCAGCAGCCCAACGAAACGGCCAACGCCTTCGGGTATTTTACCGTTTACCGTGATATGCGCTACCCGAAAGCAGCGGACGGCACCGCCGTCACCGACGGCAGCGTCCCCTTCGTGAAGCGCAGCCTGCGGAAAGTCGCCGCCATTTTGGGCGTGAATTTCCGCAACCTCGCCCGAATCAACGAGAAATACAACTGGCAAAAGCGCGTCGAGGCATACGACGCCCACGTGGATCGCGTCATCCGGGAGGCCAACGAGGCCGCCATCGTCAAGATGAAATCGGAGCACGCCCTCCTTGCCCAGCAGATGATCCGAAAAGCCACGAAGCGCCTCCTCACCATCCCGGAGGATCAGATCAGCGCGGCGGAGCTGGTGCGAATGGTGGACGTTGCGGTCAAGGTGGAGCGATTGAGCCGGGGCGAGAGCACGGAAAACCAGGCTGTCACCCATAACGGAGAGGTGGAGGTCAAGCGCGAAACCGGCCTGGATTTGTCCGGCCTGTCCAATGAGGAGCTCGAACAATTTGAGCAGCTCATCGCCAAAATTAACGGCGGCGGCGCTTCGGACGATTGACCCCGCCATCGCGCTGGCGGAAATCCGGCGCGAAAAGGCGGAGCGCAACCTCTCCGAATTCATCCGACAGGCGTGGCCCATCATCGAGCCCGGCACCGAGTACATCCACAACTGGCACATCGACCTGATCAGCGAATACATGGAGGCCGTGAACATCGGGCAGATCAACCGCCTTGTGATCAACATGCCCCCGCGGCACATGAAAAGCATCCAGACCACCGTCTGCTATCCCGTGTGGACGTGGATCAAGCACCCTGAAAAGCGGTTTATAAAAGTCAGCTATTCCGACAGTTTGAGCCGCAAGCACAACGTCCTTTCCCGCGACATCATTTTGTCGCCGTGGTATCAGCGCACCTGGGGCGACCGTTTTGCCCTCAAGGCCGACGTCAACCGGCAAAACGAATTCAAAAACGACCATCAAGGGATGATGTTTTCCACGTCCGTCGGCGGCGCGTTGACCGGCGAGGGCGGCGACGTCATCATCCTGGACGACCCGCAAAACCCCCTCCAGGCCAACAGCGACACCGAGCGGGAGGCCACGATCACGTTTTTCAAGAACACGCTGCAGAGCCGTCTGAACAACCCCAAGACGGGCGCGTTTATCATCGTCATGCAGCGCCTTCACGAAAAGGATTTGACCGGCCATATTATGGCGGAGGATTTGGGATATACGCACCTGTGCCTCCCGGCGGAAGCGCCGGAGCGCACCGTCGTCACGTTCCCCATCAGCGGCCGGGAGATCATCCGGGAGGAGGGCGACGTCCTCAACCCGCAGCGTTTCGACCGGGACGTATTGGCCGGATTAAAGAAAAGCATGGGCTCCCTGCAGTATGCCGGGCAGTACGGCCAGACACCGGCCCCGGCGGAGGGCGTCATATTCAAACGGGAATGGCTCCACAATTTCTTCAACCCCGCAGCGGCCCTGCATCAGCAAATGCTGATCCAGTCGTGGGACATGGCCTTCACCAAATCGGAGGGATCGGCCAAGGTCGCCGGCTTCGTCATGGGCCGCAGCGGCGCCGACATTTACGTTTTCGACCTGATCAATGAAAAGATGACCTTCACGGAAAGCGTGGCGGCCGTCCGCACGTTGACCGGCAAATGGCCCAAGGCCCGCGCCAAGGTCATCGAGAACAAGGCCAACGGGCCGGCAATCGTGGATCTGCTGAAAAAGAAGATCGCCGGCATGGTCGAATTCAACCCCAAGGGCAGCAAGGAGGAGCGGGCGCTGTCCACAACCCCATACTTCGAGGCGGGCAACATTTTTTTCCCCGACCCGGAGACATGCCCCTGGGTGCATGATTTGATCCAAGACCTTCTCATGTTCCCGAAAGGCGTTTACAAGGACGACATCGACGCGCTTGTCCAGGGCATCCTGTACCTCATGGACAAGCCCACAGTCACAGGCCCGCCGGCACAGGACAGCAGCCTCACGAAAGAAAGCTACTGGACGCGCCGCCGGTAAATCAGAGAATGAGGAGGTATAAAACGAAATGCCGAACAATTACGGTATGCGTGAGCTCGGACGCCTGGGACAGCGGCGCTGGGGCGGCGCGTTTTATGAGGAGTTTTTGAAAGAGCTGCGCGGCCGGCGCGGCATGGAGACCTACCGGGAAATGGCCGACAACGATGACATCATCGGCGCCATCATTTACGCCATCGAGCTCCTGATCAGACAAGTCGATTGGGACGTGCAGCCCGGCGGGCCGTCGGAGGCAGACCAGGCCGCCGCGGATTTCGTCCGGGAGTGCATGGACGACATGAGCGACACATGGACGGACACCGTCTCCGAGATTTTGAGCTTCCTGACGTATGGATGGAGCGCCCACGAAATCGTTTATAAACGGCGCTGCGGCATCAGCAGAAACCCGCAGCTCAACAGCAAATTCACCGACGGCCTGGTCGCATGGCAAAAGCTCCCGATCCGCGCCCAGGAAAGCCTTTACCAATGGGAGTATGACGACAACGACAACCTGACCGCCATGACCCAAATGCCGCCCCCGGATTACGAAATGATCACGATCCCGGCGGACAAGCTGCTGTTTTTCCGCACCAAGAGCCGCAAGGGCAACCCGGAGGGGCGCAGCATCCTCCGCAACGCATACCGGGACTGGTATTTCAAGCGCCGCATCCAGGAAATCGAGGGCATCGGCATCGAGCGCGACCTCGCCGGTTTTCCGACGCTGACAGCCCCGGAGGGCATGAACATCTGGGACACCGACGACCCGGAAATGAATGCCATCCGCGCCAACGCGGAGGCCATCGTCACCAATATCCGGCGCGACAGTCTGGAGGGGATCGTCATGCCGGCCGGGTGGAAGCTGGAGCTTTTGAGCACCGGCGGCGACAGGCAATTCGACACCAACAAGATCATCGAGCGATACGACACCCGGATCGCCATGACCGTCCTGGCGGATTTCGTCCTTTTGGGCCATCAGGACGTCGGCAGCTTCGCCCTGTCGAGTAACAAAACCCACATGTTCGCCATGGCGATTTGTGCATATTTGGACATCATCTGCGAGACGTTCAACAACAAGGCCATCCCGCAGCTGCTGGCCATGAATGGCGACCATTTCGCCGGAATCACCGATTACCCGACCCTGTCACA